GTTGCCGCTGTTGCGGTTGCCGCTGTTCCAGTCGCCGCTGTTCCAGTTGCCGCTGTTGCGGTTGCCGCTGTTCCAGTTGCCGCTGTTGCGGTTGCCGCTGTTGCGGTTGCCGCTGTTCCAGTTGCCGCTGTTGCAACGTCCAGTGCAAGCCTTTCCCGTGTTCACGATTTCAAGGACTTCAGCCCAAGGGATTTCCCGCACGATTTCCAGCTTGTTCGTTGCACACTTATCCTCGCCCTCTGCAACCGTACCGTGGGCGATCACTTCAGCAACGTGGTTATTCGGGTCAAAATCATAGTAACGGAAACAGTCGGCGGCATTCTTACAGAAGTGCATACCCACATTGCAGACAGACGGGTTTACGTCCTCTTCAAACGTGCCGGGGCAAGTATACTGTTTACCTTTGCACGTCCAATCGGGGTTGAACACCTTATAGCCTTTAACCATCGTTTTAGACCTCTTTCTTTTGTTTTTGATATGCTCAAGCCTTGCGGCTTCTTTCTTGTGGTAACGGACTTCTAAGCGTCCGTAATACTTGCCGTTCATGCCGATACCTCAACAGCGGGAATCTGAATCCCGGTGCATTCGGTGAACTTGACAGAGGAAATGAAGTAACTCCAATGTTCCAGCTTCACGGCGTAACCCCACGGGAAAACCCCGTCCTGTAAGCCCCGGCGAACAAACCGGGGGGATTTCTTCATAAGCTTTGCCACAAGTTCAACAGGGAGATTGACGGTTGAATTATATTGAACAGTTGCAACCGGGTCATACTCTTCAAAGTAGTTATCCTGTACGCCCAATGAACGGGCAATCTCTTTCCGGCGTTCCTTAGACGGCTCATTTTTGCCGGAAACGTACTGACTGATAGAAGAACGCCCGATCCCGGTTAAGTCCGAAACCTTAGCCTGTGTAAGATCAAGTTCTTCCATCAAGCCTTTCAGCTTGTTTGCAAACGACACTATGTATCACTCCATCCTTTCATTTGTATCTATTTAAGATACACTTGCGGTGAAAAAAATAGCAATTACCTTTTCATCCGTCAAGTTGTACCTTGCGCGAATCTTAGAAATTTCCTTTTGGGTGAACTCCGCCCCGTTGGTTTCGTTCATCTTAGAGGAAAGGGACTGCGGGGAGATACCCAACGCATTTGCAAGCGTAGAATTGGTATCATCGTGAAGAATCATTTCGCTTCTAAGCAACTTTTTATTCATACAATCAATCCTTTCTTTCAAAATTATGTACGGCACTTATGCAGGGGATTCACATTGTAACCCCTTATCAGTTTTGTATACTGTTGCCGGACAGATTCAATTTTCAAGGTACTACCCACTCTGTATTTACACGGGCTTGTGACCGTCCACGGCTACATTGGGTAGGGGGATCACTCCCCCGAATGACTTTTTCGTGCTTTCCAGTAAACCCGTTTGCTGTTCTCATTCATCATCTTTCGATACTCTTTAGAGATCAGCCCGGCTTGATACAGTGCAAAGGTCATTCCACGAAAACGGAAAAATTCATGCTGTGTCTGTTCCGCGTCAAAGTCGTTCTTGTGACACATCCAAACCAGTTGTTTAAGTTCTCTAATGATAATTTCTTTCGCTCTGTCGTTCATGTTATTCATCCTCTTCAAAAGCACACCCACAATCACCGCAAATCACGTTGACTTCCTTTGTTGCCCGGATAATCAAGCCGCACATCGGACGAACATATTTTCGGCTGGACTGTTTGGCTTTTGACAGACCGGGAATTTTCGGCAAGTGCTTTCTGTGAAGTTCAAACTTCTTATCCTGCAAGCTGTCCACGAAAGCCCTTGCGTCCTCATCCAGCGTGGTAATCGTCCATCCATATTTAGGGTCTTTACCAACGTCCAAACCGTGCTGTTCAGCCGCTTCCTTGAACTTCTTGTTGTGATATGTACCGTTCCGGCTTGTGTCCTGTACCCCGATCTGAAGATTGTACAAATGAACCATTTCGTGAAGCAGGGTTTCCGCAACCTGTTCAAAGGGTCTTGCAAGGTGTTCAGCACAGATATTGATTTCGTAAAAGCCCTCATTCTGCATCGCGTCCAAATCCGCTTTGCTCATTTGGGAAATATCCGTGGTCTTGCTGTCCGGGTCAAGGTTGCTCCATGCTTTCCACGAAGTACACCACCCATACGCGCCCTTTGTCGTGTCCGGGCTTACCGTGATAACCGGGGTTTGAAGTTCGCCGTTGTAGAACTTCTGATTGAAACTTGAAAATAAACTTTCAAGTTTCTCAATGACAGGCTTTAGGCTCGTTGCGCTCATTCTCGCTTCATCCTTTCATGTATCTTGTGAGGATACATTGAGTATAGCACACGCTTTGTATCTTGTCAATAGAATGTGAATGTTTTTTAGATACAAATTCAAAAATAATTGATTAAATTGTAAAAATGTGCTACAATCAAGATACAGTTAGGAGGTGAATAAAAAATGACAATGGGCGAATACATAAAGCAACTTAGAACATCTCACGGATTTTCCCAAGAAGAATTAGGAAGAATGGTGGGTGTCAACCGGGCGGCTGTGAATAAGTGGGAGTGCGGCAGAGTGGAAAACATCAAGCGATCCACTATTGAACAACTCGCAAAAATTTTGGGCGTATCTCCCGCCGATCTAATGTGTTGGAATGATGATTCCACTACATTTTCCAAGCAGTCCGCTATATATGATGATGTAAAAGAAGTATTTGGTGATCCAGCTTGTGAAATGCTGAAAAAGTTCTCAAGGCTTGACAGTGTAGATCAAGGAAAAATCATTGAACGTACCGATATGTTGCTTGAAAACGAAAAATATTCTGTCAAAGAATCGTGCGGATAGAGGACAACTTGTTCTTTGTCAAGTTCTAGTTACACTTGTTACACGCCGTACATTTTTTAAGATTTCAAAGCGTACAGCAAAAATTTATTTAGGAATCGTTAATTATTTTATATTGTAACGTTTGTTACATTGTGGTTTGCGTTCTATATATTAGGCTTGTGGTGTTGCATCATTATACGGTAACGCAACATATAAGAAATAATATATAATAGTAAAGATAGCCTGTGTAACTGTTATTCGTAACGGGCAGTTTAGAAAGAAAGGACGTATCAACATGAAAAAATTGTTTACACTTGTTTCAGCCATGCTTTTGGTCTGTCTACTGTGTGTCCCCGCTTTTGCCGAATGGGAAGTGAACGAAGATACTTCCGTTATAAAATACCTGAAGCCAAACGGCGAATACGCCACAGCTGAATGGATGGATATTGACGGAAAACAGTATTATTTCTATACTACCGGTGAAATGGCCACTGGATGGGTGAAAGATGGTGATAATTGGTATTACTGTGAACCAACCGGGGAACGCCGCTATACAGACCTAAAAACGGATGTATTCACCTTTAAGATTGATAAAAAGACGGGTGTTTGTTCTAATTTCACGGAAAATACAACCCCGTCCGAACAAGCGGGGTGGATTCCTACCAGTGCAGGATATGAAGAACTTCTAAAAGATTCTGCCAAAGGAAACATCGTATACTATAACAGTCAGTGGTGGACAACCCCAAGTGCGGCGTGGGTTATGCTTAATCCAGAAGTCGTTTACTTTCACGATGTGAACCCCGATTCTAAGCCGTATGATCGGTTTGCGCTTGCTGATCTTGACATTGTAGAAGAGCCAAAGCAGAAAGAGGATTCTTTAACGGGTCTTTGGTAGTAAAAACAAAAAAATCCCCTGCCAGTGCGGTAACACCAGCAGGGGAAACGACCAAAAATCAAGGATGAAGTGATTTCGGCGGTCATATTGATTATACCGCCGAACTGTGCAAAATGCAAGGAACAGGCGGTGATTTCTGTGAAAAATCCGAATCGGTACGGGTCAGTTACTAGGCTTTCCGGGAACAGGCGGAAACCGTGGGTTGTGCGTGAGGGTAAATCTGGACAGCAGAAACCAATAGGCTACACGGCCACGCGGGAAGATGGTCTAATCTTGCTTGCAAAGTTCAACGCTACCCCGTGGGACATTGAAGCGGACAAGATCACACTGGATGAACTTTATAAGCTATGGCTTGATAAGCGGGCTTGCAAATTGGGCGAAGCTAACCGGGCATCCCTCAAATCAGCCTATAACCATTGCGCCAAATTGGGCGGGCTGAAATACAATCAGATCAAGTCTTACCAGATGCAGGATTGTATAGACGGGTGCGGCAAAGGCTACTCAACCCAAGGCGCAATAAAAAACCTGTGGGGGCATCTTGACCGCTTTGCAATGGAACTTGACATAATCCAAAAGCAGTGTTCCGATCTGCTCACGTCCGCACCCATCCCCGAAACCACAAAGCAGATTTTCACAGATGATGAAGTACAACGGCTTTGGGATAACCAAAACTTAGAGTGGGCGGATTCTGTGTTGTTCTTTCTGTATACGGGTTTCCGTATCTCTGAAATGATCGGGCTGAAAACGGCAAATATCGACCTCAGCGCCGGAACAATGATCGGGGGCGTGAAAACAGCGGCGGGTAAAAATCGCCTTGTCCCCATTCATTCAAAAATTCAAAGTATTGTTCAACGCCGCTTTGAACAGTCTAAAGGCGGGTATCTCTTTGAGTACAACGGAAAGAAGCTGAACGAAAGCCAATACCGGGATGTTTGGAATGAACTAATGAACACGCTGAACATGGATCACACCCCGCATGAGTGCCGCCACACGTTCCGTTCTCGCCTTGATTCTGCCGGGGCGAACAAGGTTTGCATAGATCGTCTTATGGGGCATAAATCAAAGGGAACGGGTGAACGCGTATACACCCACAAGAACATTGAAGAACTGCGCTTGAACATTGAACTAATAACAAATTAGTAACAGAAAAGGCGGGAAACGCCGTTAATACGACATTTCCCGCCCGTTTTGCTTTTATTGTATCACTTTCTCTTTCGCTTTGCAACACAAATTTTAATATTGTTTCCTCTAATCGTCAAATTTCATTCGACAGCACCCACCCTTAATCAAGCTATTCACACAATTCTCATACGCATGGATCTGTATCAATGTCATCATGTGGTGTCTGGCTCTCCCCATCCGCTCCATTTGCATCATAAAGATCATGCTTAATTTGGCTGGTGCTAATTTCGGGAGTTCTGGGTAAGTACACAACCTCAACACCCTCTTCCTTCAGAAAATCAAACTTTCCCTTCCAATCATCGCCCATGACAAAGGTATCCACATGATACTCGTGCATATCGGAACGCTTCTGTTGCCAGTTTTCTTCAGGAATAGCAAGGTCAACATAGCGGATTGCTTCAAGAAGCTGCTTACGCTGCTCATAAGTAAAGTATGTTTTCTTATGCTTTTCATTCCGCTTGAACTCATCAGAAGAAACTACCACTATAAGATAAACTCAACGCTTTTGCTCTTCTTAGCAAGTTAATGTGACTATAGTACATCAGATCAAATGTACCACATCGGCCGCAGAAATAAACGAGAATTCCACACCGTACCGATTGGACAGCTTCATGGCGACAGGCAGAGCGTTAATGCCTTCTATAACCATGCTGACTTCTTTAACACCTTCATCCGTCTTTTGACCAATTAAACAGCCTGCTCTATTCATAATCAAAAACTCATATTCCTCTATAAATAGAGTCATCCTTTTCTCCAATTCTATTTTTAAGTGCAATTTTCATACTAGGATTCGTTTGTTTTATGATAAAAAATTAGCGGCCAAGCCCGTAAAATGGCTTAGTCGCTAATTGTACATTTTTCAAGCCTTAAAATTAACTTTAAAATACCAATTTCTTATTTTCTTCAATTATTCAATGGAATATAAATCAATCTTGAACCATTTTTCGGAGCCTTTGTACTAGCCGATGCAACGCGATATGCAAATAGCCCGGCATAATTTCTCAAATCTCAAGTCAACCCATACGTTAAAACCAAGTCACTCTTTTGAGAGGATTTCGGATATGCCCACAAATCCACATAACCAGTCGTCGGAGAAGCACCCATCCCTGTTTCTACAGGGAGCATAATAAGAGAATTCTCCGCGTCAAATGCCATCTTAGAGACAAATGCTGTATTACGACCCTTTCGTATTTCATAGGTAAAGGGTAAACCTGAATATGTTTTGAATCGCACATCAGCATAAAGAAGAACCACTTCCCACAAATGCTCTTCTGTCGGCTCGGTTCTCAGTTTTCTTACCGCTCTGTATCTCCGCTGCCGCTCTGCTCCTACACTGATTTTCTCTTTATCTGCTGTACTTGGGTAATACACGCCTTTCTGATATGGTAGATACGAGGTAACGGAGGCTTTGGAGAGTTGAAGAGTATTTGCGGTTGAGAGTATAGCTTCTTTATAGCGCTGTGTTTCGCTGTGTTTCTCGGTACTCTTCAAAAGTGTCTTGTACCTTCTCCGCCACTTCTGATTCATACACACCAGCCGTGATGAGGAGCTTCCTTACTTTGATAGGGTTTAGGTTCAGGGCATCACCGATGGCCTGCAAGGACATCTCAGAATTATAAAGTGCCACAGCACTTTCCATCTGCTCTTTCAGATTTTTCCCAGCATCGTACTCCGGCTTCAGCTTCTTCCGGCCTCCACCGGGCTTTCTGGCTTTATATGCTCTTTTCTCTCCCATAATTATTCGTGCAGCTCCAGCGGCAGTCCGTCCGGGTCATGGAAGAAAGTCATCTTCTTGCTGGTATAATCATCCACACGGATCGGCTCACATTCAATGCCAACTTCTGCCAGTTCTCTGACTGTCTGCTCCACGCTATCCACGCAGAACGCAAGATGACGTAGCCCACAAGCTTCCGGTCGGTTCACACGCTTCGGAGGATTTTCCTCAGCGAAAATCTCCAGCTCTGTGTGTTCATTGACACGCAGATCCAGCTTCCAGTCCTTGCGCTCCGGGCGATAATTTTCCCTGATAACAGAGAAGCCCAATTTGTTCACATAAAAATCCTTTGCAGCTTCGTAGTCAGATACGATGATTGCAATATGATGTATTTTTGATAAATTCATTTTATCTCACACTCCTTTTTATTTCCGTCACAAACTATATAGTGACTCTCAAAATATACCGTGTGAACTCCTGGAGTTCAGTTTGTCCACACGGCATTTATTTTTTCTTGGGTTCTTGTTTATTTCAGCTTTTCCAGAATCTCGTCCGCACTCATCCCGCTGGCTAACATTCTCTTAACCACACTCTCAGCTTCAGCCTTCTTTGCTTCTTCAGCGGCTTTAGCATCTGCTTTGGCTTTCTTGGCTTCGAGCTTGGCGATTTCTTTTTCGACCTGCTTGATCTCAGCTCTCTGCGGCTTCAGCGATTCACGCATAGACTTGATGTCTGTCTTTAACTCCTCGATCTGAGCAACCGTCTTGGCTAGGCCCTCTTCTAAGAGAGCTTTGTCCTTCTGCAGCTTTGCGATCTGTGCATCGAAGTCGGTCTTGGCGCGATTCTTGCTTCCTTTGGTTCTGGGCATTTTGTTACCTCTTACATTTTGTGTACTATTTCAATTACAAAAAGCAATGATAATTTCATCAAATATCAAAATTTGCTTTTGCAATATTTATATTTTGATCCTCATTAAGATAGCATACTGCTGTCTGTATTGAATGATCCGCAAATAGCTTTCTAACTTTGGTTTTTCCCATATGCTCCATGATTTTCTCTACGAGTGCCTCATTTTTTGCTATTATAAAATTGTAGTACCAATAATGCTCATTACCGGTTTCATACAATTTCTTCAGCTCGAACGCATTTGTCATTCCATGCAAAACCCTGGCGTAATTTCCTCCTCCAACAATGGTAGTTATTATTCTAAATTTTCGACCATTTTCATCTTCCGCTTCATAAATATCCGGGTTATCAAACAGCCTAATTGACTCATTCTTTGGAATTTTATCGATCACATAAATGGGTTTAACTATCAAATTATTAAAAATCTTTTGAATGTCATCTGCAGATAGTTCTTTTCGGATCTTGTCATTTTCTTTTTCATCCTGCACGGAATCTATATCTTGCAATACATTTTCGTGAATTTGATCATCCAGCAATAAATTGACGTGATAAATAAAATTCTTCATTGAAAGAAGCCATATTCGCTTATTTTCTTGTTCACGAAATTCTTTTAGCAACTCAAATCGAGGAGTTCTTTTATCTTCCTCGTACCAATCTATCTTTACATCATTTGTTACAAAGATAAAATCTTTTTGCTTTGATTTTGCACAATCAAGGATTTGATTCCATACAAACAAGTCTCCATATTTTTGGAGGCCAGTCTTTTCTTTACCGTCTTCGTATCCAGGAGGAATTTCTTCGCTATATCTAAAACTTCCCTCTCTAGCAATTTCCATCATTTTTGAAAAAGAATACTCTTTTCCAATTTGAAAACTGCTTTCTATGGCGTTATTCACATTATCAGGTAGCAGATCACTCTGCAACTCTGTGATTTTCTTTTCAATTTCTTTCTGTATTCTTGTCTGGAAGTCTGCTGTCTTAGTTGAAAAATCAGTCAATTGATTTTCAACAACAGACAATACACTTTCATATTCTGCATACACATCTGGAGACAAATATGGGTGCTTATCCGTTCCTAATGTTTGTTCCTTCAGTGTCTTCAATTGATTTTTTATCTCGCCTAAACTTTGCCCTTGGAGCATCTTTGTCTTGTCTACGATTGAATTAACATATCCACCATCTTTGCTTTGTTTCGTTAATAGTCGCTCATACGAAAGGATTGGTTTTTCTGAAACCTTGCTTTTGTTCTTTAAATATTCAAAGTATACCTGTGCAGGTATCCATAGCCGACCTTTGAGATAATTGAATGCCTTATTAAAAATCTCATTTCTGGTTTCTGAAGAATAGTAATATAAATCCAGCAATGCAGAAGTATCGAACACAACAATTCCATTCTGTAGAATCTCTTTGATCGTCTCGCTATCAAGATAATATTTTTTATATAAGTCAACCATTTTATCACCCCCGCACTTTGTGCATCTTCTTCACATATTTCCTTGGATTTTTAATATGGTATTATCTCTCTGCTGCCCTCGACATTCTCAAAATAATCGTCTTTCCAAAGAACACAGCATTTATATCCAGTGCTTTTATATCTGATGCCGTCAATTCCCAGTTCTTTACAGCACGAAGCTACAAAATTAGGCAGTAAATATTCTTGCACCGTTCTTCCCTCATCGTTTTCTACTGTAAATCTCAGGTGCTCTACGAAACGATTAGTTTCTTTTACATCTCCAGACAAATCAAGTAATTTAGCCGATTTTATGGCTTTCAGCCCAATTACTTGCACACGAGGTTTGGTTTTGCCACTGTGCTTGTAAATTTCTTTTAATGCGCCGTCCTTGGTTTCAGCTATGTAATAGCAGCTTCTTCCAACTTCATTATAACGGCCGTGTGCTGAAACATTGGTAGGTGCTTTCATCATCTCAGAGTCATGAAAAGGTCGTTGATTTTCACCTAACGTTCTTGCATGATAATATGTAATATTCTCAAAGCTTACAAAGTTCTTCCAATTTTGAAGAATTTCATATATTCTAATGCCAACTGGATGTCGAACAGCAAAAGCAAAATTCTGTTCCAATTTACTTTCAAATGAAAGCAACTCATCAAGTGTAAACTCCGCAAACAGCTCCAGCGAACTCTCTACCACCGTGATTTGATCTGCCGATAGCTTACTTTCTGGTGAATCTTTGTGATAAAAGTCTTTTTCCTTTGGATCAAACTGAATCTCATCGGACTGCATCAATTTCTTAGCAGTCGTTTTTGTCAAAGACCTTAATACCTTTTTACTTCCACGCGGCAGCTCTAAATCACTGTAGCAGGGCAGCATTCTTACCATAGCGAGATTTTGTGCTGCAATACTACGCTCTAATACATTAGCCACTCCAAGCGCATTGTCCCACTGTGAAGTCAATCCATTTACATAATCAGAAATAGCAGACATACCATCTCCCATTTCTTGGACATTAACTTCAAACTGTGTACGAAAATCCCGTAGTTCTGGCGTAATTGCTGCAGCTTCAAAAGCGGCTAGAACATTTGAGTTGAATAAATTCATATCTTGTTGGTACGGCTGTATTGCTGTTGCTACAACATTCAAAGATTCTGTCATTGAGCCCACTGCATTATCGGGAACTATTGTCTGGGCCACAGAAGATAGAGATGCCGCAACAAGCCCCAAGCTATTTTGATCTATTAAATTATGATATGGTTGCAAAGCATCTTGCAGGGGCTGTAAAGCTTGAATCAATGGTGCCTGTTGAATTCTTATTTGTTCTGCAGCATCTGCGGCAATTTGCATAGCCGGAGTATTAAAAATGTGTGCCTCTCGTTCTTCCATTCTTTTTATGGCTTTATCATAGGCAGTTTCCGAAGGATGAATGGAATCCTCGTCTGATTTTTTTGTCAT